GTCTTTTCTCAGAAGGAAAATACCATAAGTACTGGAATCGTGCATGGCATGATTTTTCAGTTGGTTTTAATTATAGAATAATTTAAAACAACACAATTATGGCACTCAAAGACATTTTTAAAGACAAAAACGACATTAACGAAAAATCAGTAGTCGGATTTGCCGCATTTACTATTATGGTAGTATTTGCTGTAGTAGATTTAGCCACAGGTTATTTTGGACAAGATTTAGTAATTAATGAAACTATTTATAATTCATTTGTATTTGTAACACTAGGCAGCTTTGGTATAGCAGGTTTAGAAAAATTTGCTAAGTAATGTATGAATATAATGCTGTATTAGATAGGGTAGTTGATGGTGATACAATAGATGTTACTATTGATTTAGGGTTTAATGTTTGGAAAAAAATAAGAGTCCGAATGGAAGGTATTAATACACCAGAATCTAGAACTAGAGATTTAGAAGAAAAAAAACGTGGTTTAGCTGCCAAAGATAGATTAAAAAATATTTTAGAATTTAATGATAATAAATGTGTCTTAAAAGTTTCCGGAGTAGGTAAATATGGTAGAGCTTTAGCTACTGTTTTAGTAGAATCTCTTTCCCCGTTAAATGGAGAAGATGGTATTACATTAATTGATGTAAATAAACAATTAATAGAAGAAGGCCACGCTGTTGAATACTGGGGTGGAAAGCGGTAATTTTTTATTATTTTTATATATTTATAACAAAACTATTCTATGGCTAATAATAATTTTTACGGGTATACAAGAGATCCTAAAAAAAATAAAACCCTAACAGGAGCTAGGGGTTCAGTTGATTTAGATTTTGAATCAATAAATCCTTATGAGTTCAAAAAAGGGATGAACGCAGAATTAGCTAAATTAGGTACTGGTTTAAGAGAATCAGACGAAGAACAAAGACAAAAAGCCACTGAATCTGTAATAAAAAATTTAAAAGATGTACCATCTTATTATTCAATGATGGAACATTATGAAACAGTAACTAAAAATATTGAAGGTAGAGTACCTACCTTTAAGTCTTTTATAAAAGAATTCGGTGAGTATGATATGAAATTAGTAAAAGAAAAATTTACTATTGATAAAATGAAAGAAATTAAACTCAGAGAATCAGTTAGAGCTGAGGTTAAAAATATAATAAAAGAACTTTTTAAAACAAAGTAAAAATGACTATTGAAGAATTAAACAAATTAATCAAGGAAGAACTTGATGCTTACCTCGGTGAAGACGAGGAAGATGGTGGTGATGATATTAAAGTAACTACTGATGAGCCTGAAGATAAAGGTGATGAAGCCTTAGATACCTTAAGACAAATTTTTAATATGCTTAAGCCTTTAGTTGACCCTGAAGAAGAACCTGAAATTGATATGGACGATGAAGGTGAAATGGGTGATGAAGATGAAGCTGATGAAGATATGAAAGAGGGTAAGGACGATGAAAAGGATGAAGATATGAAAGAGGGTAAGGACGATGAAAAAGATGAAGACATGAAAAAAGAAAATATGGATCATCCTAATTATAGAGCCGATTACGTTAAAGACGTAGCCCATAATGCTGAAAAAATTAAAGGAGGTCTTAATGAATCTTTTGATGGTGCTGCTCGCTTTAAAAAACTTGCTAATATAAAATAAACTTACTTCAATGGTCAATATAAACGCTTTATTGAGCGAATGGGCATACCGATGCAAGAAGGGCTATCCAGATTTGGATAGCCCCTCTGATCTTCGTGTATTAAAGACCATTCTAAAAGAACAAAATATTACGTTGCCTGAACAGCAATTAAGTCTTTTTTCTGATGAAGAATTAGAACGTTTAACTATTAAAATCAAAAAAGGAGAAGAAGATATTGAAAATCTAAATAAGGATGAGATATTTGCTTTATTAGATGCTAATAAAGAAGATAAAGAATTTGTTTCTATGATAAAGAAAAAATTAAAAGCACAGCCTAAAAGAAAAGATTTTAATAAAGTTTGCCTTAAAGCTAATATAGACGAAACTACTATAGAAGATACAGATACGCCAGGAAAGTTATTTGATATTTTAGTTGCTAATGATGATGTTGATAATTTTGATGATTATGTAAAAAAAGGTCAATTATCTTTAAATCAATTAAAATCTGATGGAGTTCGAAATCTTATTAAGGATTTAAGCCAAACAGGTATTTCTTCTGAAAGTATTACTAAATTAGTAAACTATGGTGGGTTTGAAGGAGGTAGGGGGGTAGGTAAAGCTGAGATTGCATTGGCTTTATTATTAAAAGATGTTGTAATGAGACGCCCAGAAAAGGGAGATTTAACTTGGGATGGAAAATATTTAGAAGTAAAGGGTACATCCGGAAGATTAGGAGGTAGAGATCAAAAACTAACAGGCGCTCCTAAAATATTAGATCTTGTAAAAAAATACCCTGATATATCTAGTAAAGTTAGACCTGATTTATTTATTCCCGATTTAATATCTAATGGAGAGGAAGAAGAAAATATACTACCATTAGCTAAAGAATTAGCTAAAACAATGTACCCAGAAGCAATAAATATAAATGATGTAATAACAGAAGATATTCTAACTGAACCTATTCCCTTAAGAATTGCATATCAAAAAATATATGTAAGTAATTACGTTAATGGAGAAGGAGTAGAGGATTTTATATTTGTAGATACTTCAAATAGATTTGGGAATTATTTATTAAAATCTCCTGAAGAACTAATATCTTATATTGATAAGAATTTTACTAAATTTTGTGGGCCTGTATCTTTAAAAAATATATCTCCTACAACTTTTTCAAACGGCATCTAAAAAATTTGGTTTTTCAGATTTTTGTCAGTATCTTCCCTTACTGTAGGGGGTAAGGGTAAGGGTCGCAATGGATCGCACAGTCGCATATTATGTCATTAAACAGTTTTTTCGATAGTATAGATACAGACGCACAGTTCGATGTGTGGAAAAAAACTATTACTCAAAAATTAGTTCACTTAAAAAATACTATCCCTATTGAAAATAGGGATGAACTTAATTATGTAGGTGAAACATTAGAGTTTATTAGTTCACTAAACCTTTTAAGTAGTGATTTTTTAGCTCACCATCCTAATATGGATAATAAAAAAACTTTAACTAAAAGATTAAAAACCTGTAATTCCTTTTACAGAAAATTTGGAAACCAATAAATCGGTTCGTATATTAAACAAAAATTTTATTATGGCTAGATATCAAAGGCAATTAAACATAGCACTTGAAAGACTTAATCAAGGGTTAGCTCGTGTTCATACATTTGTGAAACGAGGGGAAAATCAAAAAGCATTACAATTTATGGATAATGATTTAAAAGAATTATATGAAGAGTTAGAAAATATTATTAATATTGAACCTAACAATAATAATTCTAAAGTAGGATTTTTAGAATGATTGGAGCAGAGCAAATAAAAGTTAACTTTGAAAACTTTAATGGAGTTATAGAAGCTAATTTTGAAGGTGAACGTTTAGAAAAACTAAAAACCCTAACTGATTGCCTTAAAGAACGTATGATGTTTGCTCCGGCTTCATCTAAAGATTGGTTTAATAATGCATTCCCAGGTGGTTATTTAGACCATGTGTTAAGGGTAAATAAAATAGCTAATCAACTTCATAAGTTATATGATTTTCATGGAGCAACTGAATCTTTTACGGGTGAAGAATTAAATTTTGTATCTTTATTTTGCCAATTAGGTAAGTTAGGAGATTGGAATAATGAGTATTTTACTAAAAATGATTCTGATTGGCACGTTAAAAACTTAGGTATGGTGTATAAATTTAATGAGCATGTACCGGCTATGAAAGTTTATGATCGTACTATTTATCTTCTTCAAGATGCTGGTATTAAAATTTCACATAACGAATATCTAGCTATCCGCAACCAAGAAGGTTTATTTGATGAGAGTAATAAATTTTATTTTTATAGTGGTCAAAAAGAAACTAAATTTAGAACCCACTTACCATTATTAATTTACCAAGCAATTCAAACAGCCCAAGAAATAGAATTTCAAATTTGGAGTTCTGGAAATTCGGTTATACACAAAGAATCTAAACCCGCTAATGCTTCCAAAGCTGATAAAACTATAAGGAAAGCTAAAGCGATAAACGTAGAAAATAATCCTAACTTCAACGAAAAAACAAAATCAATTATTGATTCATTCTTTACAGACTAATGGAAATTATAATTGCAATATTATCAGCCCTATTAATTATAGCAGGTTTTGCTATTCGTAATGTTATAAAGAAAAACGAACAATTAGAAGACTTTATAGCAGCACAGAGTGAAGCTATAGATAACTGTAATCGTAGATTAAAGCAAATAGACGATAAAGGTTTTTTTATAGCTGATGATGAAATAGGTTGGTTTTTCAAAGAAGTTAAGAAAATACAGGAGGCATTAAACGAATTTCGCCTTCGCTAATTTAAATGGCGAAAAAAAGAGGACGCAAAAGTAAAAGACAATATTTTACAGAAGATACAGAATTAGCTATAATTGAATATTTAGCTAGTGATGATCAGGTTTTTAGAAATAAAATATATAATGAACGTATTCACCATTCATTTTATAAACTAGCCGAAAATCTTATTCATACTTTTAAGTTTTATTACACCGAAGTAGATGACTTAGAAGATTTAAAACATGAAGTTATTTGTTTTTTACTAGAAAAACTTCACTATTTTAAAGCTGGTAAAGGTAAAGCTTTTTCTTATTTTAGTATAGTAGGAAAAAATTATCTTATATTGTATAATAATAAAAATTATGCAAAGAAAAAAAGAAAAACCGATTTAACAGCAGTAGATACTGATGATGAAATATTAAATGGTTTTGAACGAAAACAAACTTTAAGTGAAAAAGTTGAATTTTTGGATTTATTTGTAAATCATATTGATAGTAATTTAAATAAATATTTTAAAAAAGAAGATGAAATAAAAGTCGCAGATGCTGTTTTAACAGTACTGAAAAAAAGAGAACATCTAGAAATATTTAATAAAAAAGCTATTTATATCTATATAAGAGAAATTACAGGTTTAGAAACACCTATTATTACTAAGGTAGTAAAAAAATTAAAAAGTATCTTTAATCAAAGTTATTCAAAATATCTTGAAGGTAAGCATATTTATATAAGATGAGTAACCCACTTGATACTATAATATTTGAAGGAAAAACCTCTTCTGATATTTTTAAAGAAATTTATAATAATAGTAAAAAAAAGGATAGACAAGTAAATTCTTTAATTGCTGAATTAAAACCTCTTATTCAAAATATTGGAGATGCTCCTGTAGTAGTTCCTCTTATAAAAGAATATTTAGAAATAGGTGTAAAAAATGATGAGCATCTCATAAAAATGATGGCTGTTATACAAAGAATAAATAATAATTCAAACTCAGGTGGCAATGATTCTTTATTAACCGATGAAGAATTAAAACAATTACAACAAATAGCTGAAGAAGTAGCCAAAGATGAGTTTAAGGAGGAATAAAAATAACGGAAAAGAAACAGGAAGAAGAGGTGCAAGATCCAAAAAGAATAAAGGAATAAAAAGGGTCGCAGATATTATTTTAAATTCTTCCCATCCTTCATATATTAGTAGAGATAGTTTAGGAACTATTTTTTTCACAGATGAAAAAACTAGTGAAATTAGTCAAAATACAAATACCCTCCCTACTGCAATACCCAGTAATAGAGGAAATGTAACATACCCAGATATAGGTGACTTAGTAAGAATTGAATCAGGTCCTAGTGGTGAATATTATCCAGATATTGGAGGATCTAAAAAAACACAAACTTTATACTATACAGGTCCAATAAGTGTTCATAATAATACTTCGGATAATTCTCTACCCTTAGTTAATAAAGAAGAATATAATTTAGGACGTAAAGTAAATGAAAATATTAAACCATTAAACCCTGAAGCAGGTGGTACCTTAATTGAAGGTAAAAATGGTCAAAGACTACGTTTAGGTTCTGTAGGTCCTGAAGGATCAAATGCAGCAAGTGTAGGCGCAACTGAAGATCCAAATGATGGAAACCCAACTATTGGTAGTAAAATAATGCATTTAAGCTTAGGAGAAGGCACCTCAGAAAATATTACAAAAGATGCTGCAAGTATAGTTTTACTAGAAGATTCTAATCTTCCTATTGATACTGCTTCTACTAATATAGATTCATTAAAATCAAGTTATTCACCAGCTAAAAATGCAATGGAGGAATTAGAAGAAATACCTGAAACTCCCCCAGAACCCGCACCAATTACCACACCAGAATCAGAAGAAACTAACATAGATTTTACTTCATCAGAACCAGCAGAAGAAAAATCTGATCCCCCGCTTATTGAAGAAGATGATCCTTTTGATGATCCTGTATTTAATGCTTTAGACGAAGCAATAGATGAAGGAATACTTAATTTAATAACACCAGAAGAATTTGAATATGATTCTGAATATATAATTCCTGAATCGGAAATACCAGAATTAGACATTGAAGAAGGTGAAGATCCAGTTCTTATTATAAATCCTAATAAATTTGGAAATTTTTACCCGGGCGTAAGTAAAGAAAGGGGACCAGGATCTGATGATGATCGTTATAGTCCTTCTTTTAAAAAATATAAATTTACGGTAAAAGATGATAGCGTAACAAAAGAAGATATAATGGGGCACATATCTGCTGGAGATTTAATAATGATAGCCGATGCAAATTTAGAACCTAATAAATATTCTCCAAATATGGAAAGTGGTAAAATACTAGATAATAAATATTATTTACATAAAACCTGTGCACCTGCTTTTGTTGATTGGATTCAGGAAATGGATCAAAATAATGTAAATTATCTACTTACATCTGCTTTAAGATTTGGTAAACGTACTGGTGGAGGAGCTCATGGATTAGGTTTAGCAGTAGATTTTGGTAATTTATTTGCTGAATTAGAAAATTATGATAAAAGGGGTTCAACTAAAGCAAAACCTAATAGGCAATTAAGGATTAATTCCCAAACATATAAAGATATAGCAACTATAGGAGCAAAATATGGTTGGTATAATCCATTTAGATTATGTAGAGGTTTTTCTGAAGTATGGCATTTTGAATATTGGGGTGAACCTCTTGCTTAAAAAATAAATTAATATGGCAACAGAATTTACACAAGAAGATTTATTTGTAGGTAAACAAATATTAATTGATAGCGATAGATTAGTATTCAATGGAAGAAAAGATACTACTTTTTCGGCTAATGAATTATTTTTATTTAAAACAGAAGGGGAATTCCATATTAATACTAGACAAGATACATTCATTAATACACCTAGAATATTTATAGGCCCCGTTCAGGAAGGACAGGATCCTAATATTCCAGCTGTAAAAAGTGATACATTACAATCTTTATTAGAAGATTTAATAGGTTCTTTAAAAATGTTTTTTAAAGTTCAATACCCACAAACTTCAGGTTTGCAGGGTCCTAATCCAGGAATTAATAAATCTTTAGCAACTTCTATTATACAAAATTTAGAACGTATAGAAAGAAAAATTGATACTATTAAAAGTGATACTGTATTTATAAGATAATATTATGCTTAATAAATTTTTAAATAATACACTGAATAAAAGTTCCGGGCTATTATCGGAAGCTAAAGAAAAAGTAGAAGAAACTGCTAAAAAAAAGATAAATAATGTGTTAGGAGATAAAATACCTAACCCTCAAGATTTACAAACTGAATTACAAAATAAGTTAAATAATCCTACACAAGAACAATTATTAGAAGCAGAAAGAATATATAATAGATTCTTAAATCTAGTAAATGTAGCTATATTTAAACTTGAAGCTAAAAAAGCAGAATTACAATCTATTAAGGCAAAACTAGAAGGTATATCAAGTAATCTTCAAGCTTTTAGGGATTTTGCTAATTTTTTAGATCCTGTTTTAAAAGGTTTAAGGGTAGCCCTCCCTACAATAGATGGTTCACTAGCAGCATCTACAGCGTTAGCTGCTAATGGTAAAGTAATTAGTAGCTTAACTTTAAAAAAGAAAGATATAAAGGATTCACTTAAAAAAGCAAGTGATGCTATTCAAAGTTTTGAATCTCCTGCTGATTATTTTGTAAAAGAATCAAATAAAATATTAAATCCTGTTGACAAAGCAATAGAGAAAATAGATTCTTTAATAAATTTTTTATCAAAAATAAAAGCCCAGCTAGAAGCTATTTATACCCAATTTTTAAGTGATATAGGAGTATTAATTACTAGTGAAGAAAGTGAAGAAACGGAGGGCGATAGTACTACAATAGATGATGCTGAAAATAATCCAGATTTATTAGATGATTTAATAACTACTACAATATCACCTAATAATAAAGGTTATGTTATTAAAAAGAATGGTGCAACAATAGAATATGGTATAGGTAACCCTCCTACCAATGAAATTACTTCTGATGAGTCCGGTCGCTGATAAAAAATTATTTTATATATTTATTAAAAACTAATAGCAATGAAATTAAGTGCATTTGAAAAAATAATAAGAAAAGTTGTGCGAGAAGAAATAGATTACGCACTAAGACGTGAAATTGCGTTACTAAGGGAAGAAATAGTTAAACCTAATCAAAATCTTAAAATTAATGAATCTAATATATCTAAGGAACAAACAGAATTTAGGCAAAAACTTCAACAACAAATGCCTACTTTTAACACAGGGGATGGTACTTTAGATTCACTGCTTAACGAAACAGCTTTAACTCCTTCTCCAGAAGAAACGTTTGCTGTTAATGATCCTGTAAATCAATTCATAAATAAAGATTATGGACCTTTAATGAAAGCTATGGATAAGAATAAAAATTATAGACCATAATGGCCATAAGATTAAGACAACCTATTAGAATTGATCCTGTAGATGTTTCTGCAAAAACAGCTGTGGGTGTAAAATTTCCTTTTAATAAAAAAAAGATATTTAGTTTAGATTATACTACAAAAAGTCATGCAAAATCAAAACTAATAAATTTATTAATTACTTCTCCTGGAGAAAGACTAAATCAACCTAATTTTGGTATAGGGATGAAAAATAGATTGTTTGAACAACAAACCCCTATAGCAGCAGAGGACTTAAGAAATATAATTAACCCACAAGTACAAATTTACATACCTGAAATAGAAATAAAAAACATAGCTATTAAAGATGGGGGATTACAGGGTCATAAACTTTTTGTAACAGTTAATTATTCTATGGTAAATGATGAATCAGAAGATTCTGTATCATTAAGTTTTAATAATGAAAATATACAATCTAATTACTAATGTCATATTCATCAAATACAAATACGGGTGGCAAAACCATTAATTATTTAAATAAGGATTTTAGTGATTTTAAGGAAGCACTTATAAATCTGGCAGAAGTTTATTATCCCGATTTAGCTAATGATTTTACTGAAAGTAGTCCAGGAACTATGTTTATTGAAATGGCTTCTTATATAGGAGATGTTTTATCTTTTTATACTGATGCTCAGGTTCAAGAAACTTTTTTACAATATGCCCAAGAAAGAGAAAATATTTATGCATTAGCATATACTTTAGGTTATGTCCCTGCTGTAACTAACCCGGCTAGTGTAACTTTAGAATTATTTCAACAATTACCAGCTAATGCTAATCAGCTACCAGACTATAATTATGCTTTAAGAATAGGTAAAAATTCAAGTTTTTTACCTAATAATGGTAGCGGTGTAAGTTATATAATACAAAATGACGTAGATTTTTCATTTAGTTCTTCCTTTGATCCTACTGAACAAACAATATATTCTCAACTTGGAACCCAACCTGAATATTTTCTTTTAAAGAAAACAGTTAAAGCTATAAGTGCGGAAATTAAAACAGCTACTTTTGATATAGGAAATGCAGAAAGATTTAAAACGTTACCATTAGAAGATCGAGATATTATAAGAATACAATCTATAGTCGATTCAGATGGTAATGAATATACTGAAGTTCCCTATTTAGCCCAAGAAACAGTTTTTGAAGAAGTACCTAATACTGAGGCAAATGATCCAAATTTAAAGCAATATAATAATCAAGTACCTTTCTTATTAAGAACTAAAAAAGTTTCAAAGAGATTTGTAACTAGATTTAAATCTAATAAATTATTAGAAATTCAGTTCGGGGCGGGTGCTACTAGTGGTGATGATACTACTATTATCCCAAATCCTGATAACGTAGGGTTAGGGATAAAAGATGGAAGATCCTTATTAGATCAATCTTATGATCCTTCTAATTTCTTATTTACTAAAGCTTATGGTGAAGTACCTTCTAACACAGCTCTAACAGTAACTTATTTAGTTGGTGGTGGAATTAAAGCTAATACGGGTCCTAATATTATTAATAGAATAGGAAGTTTAACTGTAACTCCTAATAATGGGGGGTTAGATAGCAGTCTCCTTCAAACAGCTATTGATTCAATAGCTTGCAATAACCCTGGTCCTGCTACTGGGGGTGGCCCTGGTGATACTACTCAAGATATAAAACTTAATGCAATAGCTAATTTTTCAACACAAAAAAGAACAGTAACTAAAGATGATTATATATTTAGAACTTTAGCTATGCCTCCCCAATTAGGAAAGGTTGCTAAAGCTTATTTAGCTCAAGATACACAAATATCTTTAGATACTAATAAAAGAATTTCAAACCCTAACGCTTTAAATATTTATGTTTTAGGTTTTGATAATAAAAAAAGATTAGAAACACTTTCTACAGCTGCAAAAATTAATTTAGCTACTTATTTAGACCAATTCCGTATGCTTACAGATTCTATTAATTTAAAAAATGCTTCTATAATTAATTTTCAAGTAGAGTTTAACATAACAGTCAGAAGTGGTTTTTCAAATGAAAGGGTATTACTAACATGCATAAATAATTTAAAGACTTATTTCAATATAGATAATAGACAAATTAACCAACCTATAGAAATAGGAGAAGTTACTGGTCTTTTATATAATGTAGATGGTGTACAAACAGTAAATTCTATTAATTTTAAAAATAAGTCTGGTGAAAACCTAGGTTATTCAAAATTTAAATATAGTTTTGAAGCAGCAACTAGAAATAACGTAATATATCCTTCTTTAGATCCTAGTATTTTTGAATTAAAATATCCTAATACTGATATAATTGGAAGAGTAAATAGATAAATTCATGGCACATTATTTTTTATTTCCAGAAAAAGATACTACAATATTCTCCCACCCAACAAGGGCAATATTAAACACTGGTATAGATGAAATTTTAACTCTACAAGATGAAGAGTCTAATACTGATTTAAATTTTTATCCTAGCAGAATTTTAATTAAATTCAAGCAACAAGAAATTGATGACACTGTTCAAAATAAGGTAAAATCGGGACCATTTAGTGCAAGTTTAAAATTATTTCAAACTGAACATAAAGAACTTAGCATTAATCAAAATATAGAAGTATACCCTATATCAAGTAGTTGGACTAATGGAACCGGAAGATTTACAAATACCCCTATTATATCTGATGGTTGTTCTTGGAAACATAGAAATGGAAGCCCAAACGCAATATCAAATGACCCTTTAGGGACTGAGTGGTCTACATCAAGTTTTTCTACTGGAGTTACAGCGAGCTTTATAACAGAATCTCCGGGTGGCGGTACTTGGTATACTGGATCAGATTTTGAAATAAATAGGACTTATGGTTATAATGATGACCTAGATTTATCTTTGGATTTAACTTCTCCAGTTTTAAAACACATTAGTAATAGTTTATTTTCTAATACTTATCCTAATGGTATAGTTAATGATGGTTTTTTAATCAAAAGAAGTGATTCTCAGGAATTTACGGCTATAGATGATGGAGAATTAAATTATTTCTCCATGGATACTCATACTATATTTCCCCCACATTTAGATATTTCATGGGATGATTCAGTATATGAACCTCGCGGAACCGGGGGAAATATAAATACTGTACACGGGGGTACAGGTGCTAATGAAAATATTAAATTAACAGGAGAATGTTATGTTACCTTAAGAAATAATAAAGAAAAGTTTAGAACTTCTGAGGAATATAAATTTAGGCTTAATATAAGAGAATTATATCCTACGAGAAAATTCACTACTACATCTAATTTCTTAGATGTTAAATATTTTTCTAGTAGATCATTTTATTCTTTAGTTGATTATGCTACTGAAGAAGTACTAATTCCTTTTGGTGAAGAATCAAAATTAAGTGCTGACGCAGAAGGAATGCACTTTAAAATATATATGAACGGTTTACAAGAAGAAAGATACTATAAATTATTATTCAAACATGAAAATAATGATGGTATTCAAGTTTATGATGACAATTATTACTTTAAAGTAGTTAAAACATAATGGCATACGGGAGTGACATACCAATTAATAGAGGTACTCAAGGACAATCTTCTAATGGAAAAGACACTATTATTAAAGTAGGAGATGTTTCATTTGTAGATGAAGAAACACCCACAGAAGAACCACCCATAGAAGAAAGTATTTCAGATACTCCACCACCTAATGGTGCATTAGGAGATATAGTATTTAGTAAAACTGTATTTAGTAAAAATAGTTTTAATAGAAATGTAAATGTTAGTTTTAAAGAACTTAATCAAGTGACTCCTCCTATTGATTTAAGTGCTTTTTTTAGAACGTATAATAATTTATTTTTTGATATACCAAAAGAAGGTGAACAATCTCATAACTCAATAATTAAGCAAAGTACTGATTATATAAGAGATTATATTGATCCAAAAGATGAAGTTATAAGAGATCTAGAAGAACAAATAAGACAATTAGAGTTAGAATTAGCTGAAGATGACACAGAACAAGAACATCCTGTATTTAAAAATGGTACAATGATAAGATCCCAAGACCAAGGATGGTTTTATATGGATAAAGGTTTTAGAAGATATATTAAGTGGAACACTGAAATGGTAGATGCTATTAAGTTATCTTTATACGGTGATACTTCAGGCGATCAGATACCTTTCGTTACTGATCCTATGTTAGAAAATATACCACAAGGATACCCTAATTTAAGTGAAGATAATTTTGGAGAAGAATTTAATCCTAGATTAAATGAAGTAAACAGTAAAATAGGCTATTTACGTTTTACATACGATCAGGATGGATTACCATCTATTGACCCCAGAGATTATAGTTCACCTCAAGATTTCATTAAGGCCCTAAATGAGGACATCTTACAAAAAAGAGAAGTATTAGTTGGTGTTAATAGATTTATTAGCCGTCTTTCAACACAAGTAAACCAATTAAGAACTCTAGACCCAGATTATTATAATGAAACATATGGTAATTTGAGTGGAAATGAGAATGGAGATAACAGAAATAACGGACAATCACCTGCAGGAAATTATTAATTATGGCATTATCAGATTCACAAAGAAAAGAATTAGAAAGATTAATCCTTAATAGGGATGAAGCTATTATACAACAACAAACTCTTAGAGATGAAATTAAGTTGCTAGAAGAAACTTTATTAAATATAGGAGGATTAACATTAGAGGAAATTCAATCTATATGGGGGCTTACTGAAGAAGCTGCTCTAAAAATCTTAGAAAGCTTAGAAGGTAGACCTCAACAAAACGCGGGAAGTGGTGGAAGAGCATAAATTTAAATAATGATTATATCTGATAAAAATATTAACCCTATTAGAGAAAATGATTTAGATCAAGTACCATCTAAAACTTTAAATAGAAAGTTTGGACTTGCTAATGATTCTATTCAATTAACAATACTAGATTCTACTAATAGAATTTTAAATGTTATTCCAATTTTTGGAGAATATACACCATATTATTCATCTGATGGAACAACTTTAACCTCTATGGATTTAGATTATGAAAGTATATTAAGAAAATATGGATATAGTAGGGGTATATATAAATTAAATTTCTCCTTTCAGAGAAAATTACTCACTTCAGGAACTGGAAAATCCTTTCAAATTACTGAAGTATCCCCTTCAAGAACTGAAATAAGGTTTATATCAAAAAATCTAAATGAAGAAGCACTTTTATCTAAAATTAGAGATCTAATATCAGAACTTAATTCTCCTTTTGTAAAAAACATTAAATTATCATTTGGAGGTGGAGATGGAATATTAATAACTAATGCCCAAGAAAATAATGGAACGGGGTTAATTAAACTTTATAATCCCTTAACTCAAGGAACAGGAGTAGGGGATACTTTTAGAGTATATGAAGATATAATTAATCCTTTAGAAGTAGAATTTGATTTAGGAACCCCTACTCCTATAGATAATAGTATAAATTTAGCAGGACCTAATTTTAATATAGATATTTCTGATCAATATACTGTACCTTCTGGCTTTAGAACATATGATGATATTTTACAAAACGGAGCAGTCACATCTAGTTTTAATAATATTCAAAATTACTTAAGTGGTGCAAGTATTCCAGTAGATTTAGAATTTGATAATCCTAATACTCCCTCAGGATATACATTTGAAAATTTTATACATTATAGTTCTGCTACAGAAAGACTTAAGAACTTTAAATACAAATTAGAATTATTAGAATCATATTCAAGTTCCTTAGCTACATTAAATAATATAACAGGTTCAGTAAGTGCTTCAGCACCTGCTATACAAAATATAGAAATTTTTAATAAAAAAACTGATAAAATAATACAAGATTTTGATTATTTTGAAAGGTATTTATATTTTGAATCAGGTACTTATGCATGGCCTAAAACAACTATAGCAAAACCTCATATAAATGTTAAAGTTAATTCAGCCGAAGCAACTTCTTGGTTCGGAGCTCCTGTAGATGACTTTAATAATGCCTTTTATGGAGGACAAATGCTAAGCGCTAGTAAATTTGATGATTGCAATCCATATAATTTAACACAAACAATTCCACCTGATATAAGGGATAATCCTCAAAACGAGGCATATGTTCTATTTACAGAAATGATTGCCCAACACTTTGATGGTATATGGGCTTATGTAGATAGTATAACAGATAAATATCAAGCAGATAGTGGATTAAATGATGGTATTTCAAAAGAACTTGTGTTTAATGCATTAACTGAAAGAGGTATTAGGGCATATAGTCAATTTGAAAACTCAACTATATATGAATATTTTTTAGGTGACGATGGGCAAGGCAGTTTTCAATATGCTACCACCGATGGTTCAACAATGATATCAGCTTCAAATGCTGGATCAATTCCTAAAGGTGATATATCAAAAGAAATCTGGAAAAGATTATACCATAATACTCCATACCTTTTAAAAACTAAAGGTACTGAGCGTGGATTAAAAGCATTAATTGC